AGACGCATGCAGTCGACGGCCTAGAGACTATGTTCAACAAACTAGGAGGATATAATTATGGCAAATACTACATTTTCAGGACCGGTACGATCAGAAAACGGTTTTGATTTAATTAACAAAAATAGTGTTGGTACACAAATTACTGATATTGGTTTAGAAGTAATTGAAAAAAGTTTAACTGTTGCAAATGGTGCAACTACTGGAACTACTACTGATACTTTACCTGCAAACTTTATCGCTGTTTCAGCAGTTGTAGTTGTTACTACAGCATCTTCAAATGCAGTTAACATTGCAGATTTAGGTGTTACTGGTGATACAGACGGTTATTTAGATGGCATTAACGTTGCAGCAAACTCTGCTGGATTCAAAGGTCATTTTGCTTGTAATGGTACAGATGGTTTAGTAGCTCTTGGTGGAGCTGCTGTTGCAGCTACTGCTGCGCCAGCTGGTTTAATTGTTACACTATCAGGTGACCCTGGAAGTGATACAGTTATCAAAGTAAAAGTATTTGGAATTTCAAGTACTTCAGATACTGAATAATAATTAATTAAGTGTGGGCTTCGGCCCACACAAAATTTAACAGGAGAAAATTAATGAGCACATATCCAGTAGATATAAAATCAACAACAGCCTCAACCGTAGCTGTTCATAACGCACTTGGAACAGGAGCACCTGGTAGAGCTTTGGGTCTTTTTGTATCTAAAGAAGGTGGTCAAGCTGCAACTACAGTTAAAATAAAAGATAATACAACTGTATTAGGTGAATTTTTATTTCCAGCTTCAACTCAAACTAATGCCACAGGTTACACTCAATACATGCAGTTTCCAGGAACAGGTTTGAGAGCATCTACAAGTTTAAAATTTGAGATTGTAACAACAGCTACTTCAGTAACATTGTTACACGGCTAGGAGTTTAAATTGGCTACAATAACTTATAAAGTAACCGTAGCAACGGGAACTAATCAATATGGTACCGGTAATAAATTTTATATTAACGGAGAAGCTAATGTTGTCTTGTATTTACAAGAGGGCAATACTTACATCTTTGATCAGTCTGATAGTACCAATGGTACACACCAAATAGCTTTTTCAACTACTGCTAATGGTACACACGCAACACCAGCAGGTGTTGCTTACACTACAGGTGTAACTACAACTGGAGTTCCTGGAAATGCAGGAGCAAAAACAACTTTTAACGTCGCTCCTGTTAGAACTACTGGCGCTCCACTATTATTTTATTATTGTACTGCTCACAGCGGTATGGGTAATACTGCACAAACTATTTCACCTACTTCAGAAACTACAGAATTCAATCCACAAATAGATGAAATTATAGAAGAAGCTTATGAAAGAACAGGTGTATTAGGAACTAGAACAGGTTATCAATTAAGATCTGCAAGAAGATCATTAAATATAATGTTTCAAGAATGGGGCAATAGAGGT